TGTCGTAGCCTGAATATCCGTATTCGCATTGTTAAAAGCAACTAAACTGCCTAACATCTCTGTCTGCATCATATCCCAACTGCTACCATTATAACGATACAAACCTTTTTGTTTTCTGTTGATACCAATGATTCCAGTAGTAGTCTTTACCAAGTAGATGTCACCTTCAATCAAATTGTCTATACTTGACAAGTCAGCATAAGTAGCTACTGAACCATCAACTACATCGTCTATTAAATAGACAGAACCCCAACCTATGTTATTCTTTTGGTAATTAGACATTATTTAGTTTCTTTATAGATAACCTCTTTTGTCTCTTTTTGTTCCTCCTTCTTGAGAAACGCAAAAAGTTTTCTTATGTTCTCTTCCTTTGGTCTGTATTTGCCACGAATTTCACCCATACTAACCTAAATAGATTCCACCAAAGTTTACATCCTTATCAGGGTGCATCTCTTCATTAGAAGAAGTAATGTACTCTGGGTATAGCTGGCTATAGAAGTCCATATAATCCATAAATCTTCTTGTGTAGAACTGTGCAGTCTCAAGAGCCTTAGCAGCAAGCATATTTACCTCTTCCATAGACACAGAGTCGCTGTTCTCACTTCTGTGCTTATATACCCCTCCATTGCTTATTTGGAAGGCTGCAAATGGAATATAATCAGCTTGTGCATACCATATTAACATAGGCTTCACGTAAGTGTCTAATAACGTCTTATAATCAGCATTACCAGCATCCCCAATAGTGTTGTTTATAATAAGAGTCTGTAGCTTCTGATATAGCTTACCACCCAAGTAGTTTTGAATATGAGTGTCTTGTGCTACCTCAATAAACTGTGCTATCTTATCAGGGTCTACGTTACCACTTAATATAGACTTCTGCTTTAAATCCTTTGTTGTAATAAATAATGCCTTCATACCTTATGATTTAGGAAATGCGCCTCTATTCGGCATATCTTTTGGTGCTACTGGTACTTCAGTTGGATTGTTTGGTGATTCAAACCCTTCAGCTAAAGCCTCATCTTCGCTTACTCTTTGTTTCTTTTTATATACTCTTTTTTCCCAGAAGTGATGGCAGTTCTTTCCGCCCTTGTATTTGAAAAGAGAGTAATTTCTACCCTTGTGTCCTAACTCTTTATTGACACCTCTGAAAGACATTTGATTGATATCCTCTAAGCGGAATACAATATCCTTGTCTGTTAAAGACTCCATACGCTGGCAGAATTGACGGCTATCAGGAGACTTTCTCATAGGCATATATGCATAGCGTACCTTATAGCCTTTATTGTCTTGAGAAGACTTCTTAGAAGGTGCAGCATCCTTTTCAGATACAGCAGCTAAGTCTACCTTCTCAGCAGATACTAATTCCCAGTCATCAGAGACAACTTCACCGAACTCTTCTAATTGGTCGAAGATGTCTTCAAACTCTTCGTCTGACAAGTCTGACAGCTCCTCTTGCACTTGGCTTGACAACTTTTCTCCTGTTTCTTCTTCTCGTTTGATTTTAGTTGCAATGTTGTCAAGTTCTGTAAATTCAATCGGTTGTAGTGTTACGAAGTATAGGTTAAGGAATAGTTTGTTGTATGCAAGTATCTCATTAAGTCCATCAATGATACCCTGCTGAAATGGTCTAATAACAATGTTATCCATAAGGATAGAAGCAGTACGTAACTCTTCTGCATTGTTACCGAACCCTGTGTTGTCTTTGATACCTAATAGAATAGGAGACACAATACCGTGTCCAAGCATAATCTTTTCTCTTGCCTCATCAGATAAGAACTGATATTGTGCGTGTGCATCAGGCAAGTGAATAGGCTCTATAGTAGCTGCATCTTCTGAGGTCTCATTGAAGTTTAGTACAAACTTACCAGAGTTCGAAGAGCCACCGAACTTCTCAATCAGCTTTCTTTCAATCAGCTCTTGGGTTTCCTCGTTAGGAATACCGTTATTGAAGTTTACCATTAGAGATGGCTGTAAGCCATTCTGAATATTATTGATATGGTAGTTAGCTACTTCTTCTTCTAATTCCGCATACTGCAAGCATCCGTTGTAAGCAACAGGTGCATAGTAATAGAATCCTGACTTGTAAGGCTTGAAGATGAATAACTCAATAGTATCTCCCTTACCTCCATTACCAAAGGTAGGAATACGCTTGGGCTTATCAGAAGGTCTTAACTCTGTCCACTTAGGATGGTAGTAGTAAGCCTGTATCTTGTTATCTTTAGCCTTCTCAGCACGTAGCGTTTCCATAGGAAAGTGAGCTACCTTTACAATAGCGGTCTTATTCTTGTTGTAGATAACCTGTACAGCAGCTTGTCCTAAGAGATAGTAGTCATTAACTACCTTACGCATACACTTAGGAGTAAAGAGTAACTTCATCTTAGCGTACATCTCAGGCTTCTCTGAACTGTCTGTAGCCTCTAAGCCCCTGCCATAAATCATATCACTAATACCATTGATACAACGGGCATTAGTAGGACTACCTAAGAACTTATCTATTAGAGACTCAAAGTAGTCTTGGTCTCCGTCACCTGTTAAGTATAGCACCCAGTCTTTTCTGTCATCTTCTATAATCTCAGGAGACTGATAACCACTTAAATTAACTACCCTTGTGCTACCGCTATACTTCTTTTGCGGTGCAGGAGTGTTTACTAATCTTACTCTGCTTTTTGCCATATTACAATACTATATATTCATTATCTCCGCTATCATACTCATCGTATATTTCAGGATAACTGAATACTGTTGTTTTACTTGTGTCACTTGTGATGTACACTAAATCTCTATATAGTATATCATCAACAATCTCAATTTTGAGTGTATATATCTGGTCTTCTTTTAGAGTGATGGTAGGTGCAACAGTAACTACAATATAGTTGCCATTAGCAGACTCCGCATAGCTAAATGCTACATCAGATTCTGTTTTGTTTGTACCATTCTCTACTAAAGAGACCGTAGCAGCATCCCACTTTGCAGAATCATACGAAGATGGTATAATGCTGAAGGATTGCTGTGTCTGTATAGGTCTTAATCGTATCACAATAGGATAACCACAAAGACTGTTTTCTGTTTTTATTTAAACGAAAAAAGCAGCCTTACGGGGCTGCTCTTCTACGTTTATACTGCTATTGGTTAGGCAGTAGCAGGGAATGTACCTTCTACTTTGTTAGCAGGCATTCTTTCCATTGCAGTGAATGTAAGGGTGTAACCTGAAAGGTCTCCCATAGCTGCACCAGTAACGATAGTACCGCCAGTTACATCTGCTCCGTGTTCTCTACCTACTAAGTATAGGTTTCCATTATAGTCCTCTACAACAATTCTTGGTCTACCGAAAGCAAGCAATTTAACTGCTTGGTTGTCGGCTGCACTAAGTTTTGGTAGGGTAAGTTCTAATACCTGCTCGAAAGCGGTAGTTCCATTCTCTCTTGAAGATTGGATGTTCTGTGTTAAAGAAGAATTACCTTTAAGTTCGTATTCATATACGTCAGCGGTTGCTGCCCAAGATACAGCAGAATCTACTGTGTCATCGGTTTCTACAGAAATGCTTACCGAGCTGTCATATTGAATGAAGTAAACACTCTTAAGACCGCCCACTGAATTTTTACAAGGTAACGTTCTTCCTGCTGAGATAAAGTCACAAGACATAGTTTATATTTGTTTTAATTAAAAAGGGATGGGTAGGCACTTTTCAGGCTAACCCACCCCTTAATATTTGGTTAATGATTTATTAAGCTAAAGTAAGAAGAACTAAGTCAGAACCAACTCCGTACTGTACTCCGCTTGTAAAGCGCATAACTACACGTACGTTTTGTGAACCGTCTAAGTCAGCCATATCGATAACTTTAACTTCGTTGTGGTCAGAAAGTAGACCAGTACCGAAGTAAAGGTTAGAAGCCTCACCAGCTACGATGTGGTCAGCAGGCATTCCTGGAGCGTGCTGGATTTTAACACCGTCAAATGATAAAGCGTTTCCGCTGTTGTACCAAAGCCCACCTTTGTTGTCAATACCCGCTGCACCTAATCCTGAAGCACCGAATCCACCTAACGCACGGATGTATGCTTTGAAAGCTACAGTTGGAGCGTAGATAGTTAAGTCCTCACGACCATAAACAGTTGAAGGAACTGCATCAAGTACGTTTCCAAATAGAGTGATGATGTTAGAAGCAGTGAATGAAGTCTCAGCTCCGTTAGCTGCATCGTTTACAGAAGCATCAGCTGCCATAAGAGTAGTGAATCCGTCAAACTCACCAGCAGTAGCGTTTACACCACCCCAGATGTTTTGCTCAGTTTTCTCAGCTACTTTTCCTGCAACGTGTGCAATTAGGAAGTCAGCGAATTTTGGAGGTAGTTGGTCAAATGCACCAATCCCCATTTGGATAGCCTCCCAGTCAGAACGGAAGTCTTTTTTACATAACTCAACGTTTACTTGGAACTCTTCTGGCTGAAGGATGCGCTCAGTTAGAGTCACGTTTCCAGTGTCAGCAAAGTCACAGCTTGCGTTAGCAATTAATCCTGAAGTATCAACTTTCTTGATAACCTCTTTGTACTTAACGTTTGGTTTAATGCTGATAGCATTCTCGTTAAGAGTCTTACCTGAAAGAAGGGCAGCAGAAATGTACTGACCTGCAAACTCTCCAGCGTAAGTAGTTGTAATTGAAGTAGTAGTTGCCATTTTTATTTAAATAAATTACTTGTTAAACATTTTTTGATAAACCACTCCCATAGTGTTCTGTGGTCTGATTCCTGAAAAGAACTGTGGCTTGGCTTGTGCCTCAGCTTCAGGTGAGTGTGATAGAGGCTCAGCAGCAGGCTCATCAGTAGATAAGTCAACTTGCTCAGGCTCTTGAGCAGATAGTTCTTCAGCAGGAACTTCAGTTTCCATTTCTTCTGAACCCATCTTCTCCATTAGTTGGTCATACATAGCTTTCATTTCTGCAAGTGCAGACTCAAGCTCTTCTTTAGTGACATACTTAGGCTCGTCAGCTTCAGGAGCTTCCTCTACAGGAACTTCCTCTTCTGGCATATCCTCAAGTGCCACTTCTTCGTTTACTTCAATCTCCTCTACTTCTTTAGATAGCTCTTCTTGTACTGGAGCTTCGTCAGAAGAAAGTAGAACAGACTTTAGTTTTTCTACGATTTCAGTTGCTTTCATAATTTGAATTATATTAGGTTAACTATTAATTAAACACACTGTTGTATTTTTGCTATTCAGGCAATGCTGATATTCTTCCTATGCCTTGATTAATCAGGTTGCCTTTACAGCACTTACGACTATAAGTACCATTAGCGCATAAGCAAGCCCTACGGCTACCTCGTGGACTTGTTCTGCTTGGAGTTTGTCTACTTCTTCCGCTACGCATAACTTTGTAGTTTAGAGAAGAAGAATATAATATCCCAAACATCAAAATCACCTCCTGAAGCTGCAACTCTCCACTCCGCACCATTCTCTACAAAAGCCTCATCAACATAATACTGAAATACTGCGTGATGATTGTGAGTTACTCCTGCTCCTAAAGGGAATGATAATTCTGAATGCAATCTATCGTAAGGAGTGCCATTAGTACCCTTTAAGATAACGTGTCCATAAGAAGTAAATGCAGGCGCTTTGTCGTACTTAAAAACTACAGTAGCCATATACAAATCATTCTCCGCACTTCCTAACACCTTTTGAGTGGTGGGATTATAGTAGTCTATTCCTGATTGGCTTCTGATGATATTACCCCCATTATTAGGTAGTACCACCTCTGTATCTTCTTCTATTGTTAGTTTATTGCTTTCTGTATAAGTAGTATCATCATATCTTACCCATCCTAAACCTACTCCATTACCATTCATTTGTATTTTCTTCCACTCGCCACCCTGAACAACATACACCCCTGTTGATGTGGTTACTACTGCCCCTTCTTCAAGGGCATAAGAAAGTCTTTCTGCATCAGAAACTACGTCTGTTTGTACCTTATGTGATGTGTTAAATACTGTTGCCATTATTTTTTAACGCAATTAGGTACTCGTTTACCATCTTTCATTTTCCAACCATCTTGCTTATAGCCTTCCCAACAAAGGTCTACCTCAACGCTTTCCAGTTCATCCAAGCCTCTTAGCTTAGACTCTACCCAATTCTTCATAGATTTACCACCCCATAATAGGTATGAGATAGTACCGCAAGCCATAGGTTTAGAAGCATCATAGTAAGCCTCTGCTCTGCTGAGGTATGAGTAGATGCGTTTTAGCGTTGGAACAGTGAATTTCTCACCTCTTGCCAACTGTTGCGCTCTTACCTTGCCTACTTGAGTAGCACACTTGTTATTAATGTCTTTGTTACGTCTGATACCTAATTTAGCGTTGTTAGAAGCACTCTGTGGGTATCCACCATAAGATTCTAACTCTACTTCCTCTTCTAATGAAGCTACAGCCTCTAAAAGAGCATATTCCGCTTGTAGTTCCTCAAAGCAATCGGAGCAAAGTTCTTCCTCCACGCTTTCTTTAGGTCTATTACCGCTATCGCTAAAGTAACCTTCAATAGAAAAGCCCTTAACACGACCTGTCTTAACAAATTCTTCCCAAACTTCTTCATTATTTACTTTTACAGACACCATCCAAGTGCCTTTTGGCATATTTAAGTTGTATAGTGCGGATTTGTCCTTTTTTTCGTCTTCTACAATCCAAGATTCAACCACAGACATCCCTTTTAGCTGATATTCGTGTTCTAATGTTGAATTATTCTGATTTCCTCTGCTTAAAAACAGCTGTGAGGCTTTTCTAACAGTATCTTCACTAAAGAAGATGTAATATTCATCTCCCAACTCGTTTCTGCGGTATATTTTCTTATCTGGAATAAGTGCAGGACCCATTAAGATGCGTTTTTCAGCGTTTACCTCAGCTAATTCTATTTTTTTTGCGCTTAATGCTACAAAATCTTCTTCAATAGCTGGATTTTCGACTATTGAGATAGCCTGAATACCTGAATCAAGGCTATCCTCTTCTATAAATAACTCAAAAACTTCCATATAAGGATAACTTATTAGTTAATAATCGTTTTAAATTGATGCTCC